TATTCTTTTATTCATTTATAATTCACATTTCAAAGTGTCTGCATTATATTTTGCCTGTTTAATTTTATAATATTTTATGATATAACAATATATGATTTCTTAGATGTACTTAAAATCCTTTAAAATAAAGGTTTCCACGTTTCTAAAAAATGAAAAAATCTTAAAAAATAACCCAAAATTTTGACGGTAATATACAAGTAATATACAAAATAACATATCAAAAAGTGTTATTTACAGCAAAAAAAATATCAGGCAATTAAACCTGATATTTTAATTTATCTTTTCTATCTCTTTTTTCATTTTCTCTATGTTTGTATGAGTATATTTCTTTGTCATGTTGATGTTAGTGTGTCCTATTATTCCGGTTATTGCAGTCTCGTTGTCAGATACATCACTTATCATAGTGGCAAATGTGTGACGCGTATCATGTAAGGTATGCTCCATTCCGAGTTTTGCCATCATAGGTGTGAATATGAATGTCCTGAAATTATCATAGACTATGCATCTTTTCCCTGTTTTATTCGCAATCAGATAGTCAGTATTATTTTTCATTCTTTCGACAATTAGTGGGAGTATTTTGGAGTGAATAGGTATAATTCTATTTTTTCCGGCTTCTGTCTTACTTCCTCCTGTCAGTGTGCAGTTTACAAGATCCACATTACTTTTTTTAAGCTTTAGCAGTTCATTTATTCTCATACCTGTGTAGATGAGAATCAATATTACATCCACATATTCTATTTTTTTAATGCTTGCCCACAATATGGCAATTTCCTCATCAGTAAATATTTTCCTTTCAATTACTTTTTTGTGTCGCGGTAAAGTAATAAAATCACAGTAATTCTTATCTATGATGTCAAGTTTCATAGCGTAGCGGAAAAGCTGACCTGTCACGCTTTTCATAACTTTAAGCGATCCTGTCGATATTTTAGCCGCAGTTTCGTCAAAAAGTCTCTGAAGCTGTGCTGTTTTAATATCAGCCATCCTGAATTTCAGGAGAGGTGTCAAGTGGTTATATACGCTATTATAACCTTTCATTGTTCTTGATGTGACACTGCTCTTTTTCGACTGTATGAATCTGTCATATATTTCCTGTAATGTTATTTTTTCAGAGTTCAGGTCATAAGGATTAGCACTGTACAGGGATAACTCCTGCATGGCCTCTTTTCTTGTTTCATAATATCCGAGATATTTATATATCTGCTTTCCGTTGTCGTCATACCCCGTTGTAATTCTTGCAGCAAAAGGTCTTCGTCTCTTGCCTGATAACTTGATAATACTTCCGTATCCGTTTGGATTTTTCATTAAAAAATCACACTCCTTGCATAATTTAAAGTTGTGTGATATACTTTACTTGGTTAGAGTATGTTGTGTATATCACACATATTTTCAAGGTCCTGTTGGTCGCAGGGCCTTTTTATTTAGATTTAGGCTTTCTTTTCTCTCATCTTTAGAGTTTCTCTATATTCATCAGCATCGGGGATTTCGTTAAATTCAAATGTTAATTCTTTATAATTATCCAAAACTTCTTCGATCTCCTCAATAGTTATATTAAAAAATTCTTTCCTGTTGTTTACTAAATTCACTCTTTTTTGAGTAAATTTAGTGTGTAGTTCTGTTTCCAGTTCGTAAGCATTATAACTAAATATTAAAGCGTGGATATCGAATTTAAATGGGACAGATGCACTACTCAGTTCCATAATTCTTTCAATAGGATTTAATCTTCTTGTAACTCCAATTTTAAATACGTTTTCACCGAATGCTCCTATATTTGAAATGATATAGACATATCCCGCACCAACATTTTCAATTCTGTAATCCAATTCTTCTTTTTCGTTTTTAAATTTTTCTATATTTTCATTTATTTCCATTATTTTATTGTTATATTCTTTTATTTCATCTTCATTTTTTGCAGTTAATATTTTATTCTCGAGTTCATTTAAAGCTGTTTGATAATGTATGATTTCTTTATCAATACTTGCTTTTTTACGTTCTATCTCAGCTAGAGCTCTTCTTTCTTCTCTTTCTCGTTCTCTTTGTTCCCTCAGTATATCTTTTTCTATTTCTAACTGCCTTTCATATTCATATCCGAGATGAAGTTCTTCCATTTTTAAGTTTAAAAAGCTATCGGTAATACTGATTCTGTTAGTTTCATTTAACTTATTTAATTGTGCAAATGAGTTTAATATCCTTTTTTCGATAGACTGTAAATTATTAAATTTTATTTTATTTATAGCGGCTTCGCAATCGGCATTAAAATTTCTCAAAATAATTTTTATATTATCATTTGTCATTTTACGGCCTTTTGACTTAGAGCCATCTACTGTCCATCCATCAAAATAGTGGACGGCTGTTTTATTTTTTATCATTTGTTTTTGTTGGTTTCTTATGTCTTCCAATTTGTTCTTATATTGGCTTGAATTAGCAAAATCATAACGAGCCTTATACAAAGAAAAGCTTTCCATGTCTAGTTCCTCATTAACAATTACAAGTTTTGATTTTAAGTCGTTTAGCTGATTTCTATTATCTGAAATTATATTTTCTATTTGTATTTTTTGCTCATCTAATTTTTTTATTTGAGCTTGTTTTTCTTTTAGTATATCCATTGCTTTCAATAAATCCATTTTTTCAATTTCTAAAATTTTATTAGATTGTTCTTTTAAAACTTTAATCTCTTTTGTATCTTTCCAGTCTTTATAGTACTGGTATGATAAAAATAACACTAATATTATAATCAGCAATTTTGAAACATTGTCATCACTATTCATTCGACCGATAGCTAAAACCCATAGCGATACGATCAATATAATCTTAAAAATTTTCTTCATAATGCAACATACTCCTTTTATTTATAAATATTTTTTAAGTTCATTCAACAGGCTTATGTCAAAGTCGGTCAAATCTTCATCATTTATTTCTTCAGAAAAAATGATTGTCGCATCAAATTCATTTGCTTCTGTTTCCAGCTTATTTACTCCGAAAAGATAATTTTCCTTCATGAACACAGCCTCTTTAAAAGTCTGTTGTGAATGGCCGAGTTCATGCCCGCATACTATCTTCTGTGAAAATTTGGGGATATTACTGTTAATAAAAATAGTTTTTACCCCATCAATACACGTATATAAGCCGAGCCATGCCTTAAAATCCAAGTAGATTATCTGAATTCCTTCACGCTCGGCAATTTTAAAAGGGTCACTTGTTCCGTGCTCATCCATAAGCTTTTCTGCAAGTTTCTTAAAACTCCTTTTTGCCATAATCCAATCACCTATTTTTTATTTTCTCTCTTTTTAATTAATAAGTCCACAACCGCCTGTTTAAATAAAGCCATGTCATGTTCTTCGTCCACATCATTAAAGAACAGCTGCTTGTTCACTCCTGTAACTCTGTTAAACTCTTCAAGTTCCAGTTCTGTCAGAACAGACGTATCAACGAAATAAGGATTGACTTTTGTGGAAGAGTCGATTTTAGATTCCTGGATGTATTCTTCCAATAAGTCAGATGGGTTTAACTTTAAAACATTTGCTAGGATTTCAAATTTATCTATGGATATATTTTTTATATGTCCTGTTTCATATCTATTTAAAGATGAAGAACTAATTCCCGTTAATTCTGACAATTTTTCATAAGAATAGCCCATCTCAATTCGTCGCTCTCTAATTTTTTTAGAAATTTTTTCTTTTTTCATATTACGCCTCCTATATTGTTATTATACAATATTTTTTCAAAAATGCAATATTTTTTTTAAATTTTTTAAAAATTTTTTGCATTTTTGGGTTGACAAAGAAAAAAACTTGTTGTATACTATGCTTATCCCAAATATGCAACAAAAAAAACGAAAGGAGTTGAGTGTTTTGAATTTTGACAAATTAAAAGGTTTAATGAGGGAGAAAAAAATAACTCAAGAGAATTTAGCACTAAAACTTAATATATCTTTACAATCGCTTAATTCAAAATTGAATGGGAAATCTTCATTCACCCTAGATGAGGTTAGGATATTAATCAGTTACTTAGAAATAAAAGATATAAAGGCTTATTTTTTTAGCAATTCTATCCCAAATATGCAATAAAAAAATATTTAAAGAAAGTGAGGCGTAATAAAAAATATGAGTAATGGAAATATCTTCAGACGACTACCAAAAAATTTTAAACTTCCTGAATACCTGTCTGATGAACAGAAAGAAAAAATCATAAATGCCATAAAAAGGAACATTCCCATAATTATAACAGGAGTGCAAGGAAAAACTGGAAAATCTTATCTAAAAGATTATCTAAATAGTTTTGGTATCATCGCATATGAATTATGGGAATGTGAAACTGTAGAATTAAATGTTTCTATTTAATTCATTCTGACGGATTAAAAATTTAATACCTTTTTCGGAAATATTAAAGTACCAGTTAGGGCTAGTAGGATGACATAATTCATGTTCATATCCGAGCTTCAACATTGCTCCTTTAAACATTCCGTTTGTAACATAAAATCCGTTTTTAGATTTTTCAAAAATGTGTTT